TCTAAGGCCAACTACGTTGTACCATTCTTTGTAACCTTTTTCTTTCATGAATCTTTTCATTACCTGGATCTTTAATTCAGTCGTGCAAAATCTAACCAAAGGGTTTGGTAGCATTTTTTTTCTATCAATCAAAGCAGCAAAGGGTTCTCCATTTCTAGATGCAGTTTCGTAAGTTACTTCCTCTGTTCTGTATATAGGTTTCTCGTCAAAGATACGCATCTCTAACCAATGTACTTTTACATTCCAACGGTCTGAGCAATCTTTAATAAAGTCTAAAGTCTCTGGCACTTCCTTCCCGGTGTTAGCAAAAGTTACATAAACATCATCAGGTAAAGTTCCATCATGTGCTTGTAATATTTGATACAACATATAAGCAGAAGTTCTACCACCGCTAAAACTAATTAGGGCGGGACCTTCTATCTTGTATGGATTCATTAGTGAATAGATCCATTCTGCACTTCATAGAAGTCAAACATCCTTTCTACTATGTCTGGATCTATCTCACCGCTTTCTAGCTTTGCAAGTAGTATCCCGGATATAGTACTCAAAGCATCCTGTGTATTGAATGAATGTTTGAAGACTAACTCAAGGGCAAACTGCAATAGAACCACCATCATGGTTTGTATATCCAGATCAAGTGATTCCCACTTCTCTATGTTTTTATTTAGATCCAACATAACTTGGTCTAATGTTTCTTTGTCAAATTGATTTTCCATGTATTAAACTATATCTTATATGAGGCGAGAAGTAGCTAAAGTATTACTCAGGTCTTTGAGAGCATTAGCTACTGCTCGGTATTTCATCACAAAGTCCCTCTCTCTCCTGACCTGTATACGCAACTCTGCGATGAAATTCTTTTACTTGTCCCAATCAAACCCATCATCGTCATCGTCATCAGTAGATGCGACAGCTTCGACAGGTGCTTCCGGGACAGGTGCTGCTTCTTGAGGTGCTGGTGTAGGCGCACCCTTGTCATTGAACTTAGCGATAACGTTCTTGTCATCCCACTTAGTACCGTCACCTTTATCTCCGCCTACTTCTACTTTGAGGGTGGCATCAAAAGGAACGTTCATCATTGACTCAAGAGCTTCAAGGTTAAAGTTCTCTACATCAGGATCCAAGCCCATAGCTTTTCTCCAATTACGTATCTTGCTTTTAGATACGTTCAAGCCATTACCTTCTAGCATAAAGTTTTCCCAAACTTTTCTGCCAGCATACTGAGGACCTACAACTTCAAAAGTTATATTGATCATCTTATGGTTGTTGGCCTTACTCTTCTTAGATTCCCAAGTTATACCAACCATTTCATAATCACCGGCTGGCATGGGACCTATTGAACTTACATCAAGTTCTTCTACATCAGTTAAATTAATTTCAAAATCACTCATTTTTTTACTCCTGTTTTAGATTTTAAAGATTCTTTCAAAGCAGTCATGAAAGCACTCCACTCTAGTTCTAAAGGGGTACTCCCCAAATCAACTCTAGACTTAGCGTCAAACGAGGCTGCATATTTATGAAACAACTTACGCTTGCCGTAAGACACACCTCTCGTTGTTTCTTTAAAGCCCTGTCCACTTGTACGAGTTGTAACTTCGTAGTTTGCAAACAGATTAAAATCCACCCATTCTTTTATCATTGCTGATACCTTCTTGTGTAGATTCAATTCCCAACGATCATAAGGTTCTCTCTCAGGATCGTTAAAAGTTCTTATGGATACATGCGATAACAAGATGACATTCATCTTTCTTTTCGCTCCCAGGTCATCGAACATATGTAGCAATGCACGGTATAGTTCAGATGCCTCTGTGTATCCTTTACCAAAACCTAGAGCTTCAATTGATTTAACTGAATGATTCTGACACACCTTTTGATGTATCAGTTTCTCAGCCCAATCTGTGGTATCAAAGACTAGGGTCTTGTAATCGTGTTCTTCATGCAACAATGTATTAACTTGTTTCAATACATCATCGTATGTTTGACATAAGGGAAAAGATGGTACGTCAATAAAGTTTGTTCCATCTTCTGTCTTAATAAATATTGGTCTGGGTGCTTGTGAAGCAAAGGTACTTTTACCTATGCCGTTAGTCCCGGACACATTGATCTTTAATGTAGGCACTTTAATTCCTGTCTCTACTGTATCTAATAAACTCATTTTGTTTCTCCATTAGTTAGTTTAGCTATATCAACTTCTGCCAAATCGTTATTCATCAAACCCTCTTTAAGATCAAGCAATAATTTCTGTGCAATCTTTTGCATAAAAAAATCTCTGATGTCGTGATGATCGCTTGTATTATAAAATCTGAAAGAGCCAGATATTTCTCTAAGCATTTCTTCTGCTGACCCCTCCAACCCTTTTTGTAAAAAGTTACCCTGTGCTTCTTTATATATCTCGTGGTTAAACAAAAACTCTTCAATTGATTGTTCGCTCATTTCTTACCTCCCTTCAATGGATCTATAAAAGATATGTAAGGTCTTTCATTGATCTTGGTTTGTAATCCCTCTTGTATCTTGTCGAATACATCTTGATTGTCTTCTGCAATCTTTTTAGACATGGCCGTGTCTTCAACGAACTGTGTCTTGAATGGGAATAAATTCTTGGGTATGTCTTTCTTTACTTTAGATAGGAACTCTTGGTCCCAGGATCTAGTGATCTTGTATTGCAACCTGATGTCCAATGGAATTAGATTATCCAAAGGGACTCTGGTAGATCCACCTGTATTAGCAAGTTTCTTGATATGCTTTTGTATCTCAGGACGAGAAGCAATTTCGTTTTCTAGCTCTGCACTAGCTTTTTTCAGATCAGCTTGCATTGTTAAATTCTTTTTCTTTTCTTTTAACAAATCTGCAAGGCAGAGTTCACTTATATTTTTCTTTTTCATTATCAGTCTCCAAACTTTTAATAACTCTATCTTAGACAGATTTAATTTGTTGTCAAGAGAATACTTTACATTTTGTCTGTAAACATTTATTATCTAAATCGACACGTTTCAACAGTGCTTAATCCAGACGAAGTATCCTTCGGTTTGAGGCGTGTCACTTTATTAAGACAGGAGAGACATGAATTTAAAAAACTACATTGAGAAGAGGGGCGAAGAAACTCTAGCCAAGGAACTTGGTGTATCAGTAGATACAATAAGATCCTGGAGATACGGCAGTAGACAACCTTCAGTAAACCAAGCAAAGAAAATTATCAAGTTAACCGGGCATGCCTTAGATTGGGAAGGCATATACGGACCAGTAGAGGGATAACATGTCTCTCGATTTACAATTCAATCTTGTTGGAGACGAGATCGATGATAAGTCACGCAAAGATATGTTGGTTTCATATTATGAAAACAACTTTCATCTCATACCTTGTGGCTCACGCGAAGACGTAATACCAGATTACTTCAAAGCAAGACATCCTAATGAAGAAGAAGATGTCTTAATCAAGCGTTGGTCAAAGACACCAAGAGTCAAATGGTCTGACTACATCACCAACCAGCCAAGTAAGAAAGATATAGGCAATTGGTACAAACAGTTTCCCAAATGTAATTGGGCGGTGGTAACAGGTATCACCTTTGTTGTATTAGATGCAGACTCACAAGAGGCTTGTGACTTCGTAGAGTCAGGTGAGATCACAAGAACTACACTCAAACAGAAGACTCCTCGCGGTGGCTATCATTACTTCTACGCAATCAATCCCAACCTTACTATACGAAACACAACAGGCAGACTAGATATCAGAGGAGAGGGTGGCTATGTCATGGTCAGTCCTTCTAATAAGTATATGTTTGAAACTGTCGATGATGTGATCATTGATTCAATGGATGATCTACCTGTACTCAACAGTCAGGATATGAATGTTATCTATGACTTCAACAACGATGGCAAGATCAGTCTAGATAACAAGACACCTCTATCATTAGATGGTGTGCAATCTGGAATGCGTAACGATACATTGGCAAGGTTGGTAGGCAAATGGATTCTAGAAGGTTGGGGCATGCGAGAAGTTTTGATCAAAGCATTAGATTGGAATCAAACGAACACTCCACCTATGAGTGTGCAAGAGGTATTACATACCACCAATAGTATTTGTACAGGCCATCTCAAAAGAAACCAAGAAGATACAGACGTTGGCATATTGAAATGGAATACAAGCCAATGGCAGATACCGTTAGCAGATGAACT